TCTACTTTTAATAATCTGAACGTTGGTTCAGGTATTACTATGGTTGGTAATACTGGACAGGTTGTAGCAACAGCATTCATTGGTGATGGTGGTGGAATCACTGGATTGACAGGAGTTGGAGCTGGTATTAATATTAGAGATAGTGGTGCTTTAATTGGTGCTGCTGGTACTATTGACTTCGGAGAGGGACTGGGTGTAAGTGCTGTCTCTGGTGCTGCCGTTACAATTACTAGTTCTTCTGCTCTCTCCGTCGTTCAGACAGGTTACGGTGGTACTAATCCAATCACAGTTTCTGGTGGATCTACAATTGCCATTAGTTCTGCTAGTAATGCCTTTGGAACCAGATACATTAGCACCCAGTCTCCAAGTGCTGGCTTCGGTACTTTTGGTGATATCTGGTATCAAATCTGATTATATATACTGAGGATAAAATTCTTACCCAAAATTATGAGATACACTGTAACTGATGTAACTACAAGTCATCTACTTGTTAGATTTGAGAACGGATCTCAGGCACATGTAAAGATTGAAGCTGGCTGGGACGTTGCAAGAATAGAAGAAGAGATTTCAAAATTTATTGCAGTAGATATTCCTAAAGTTGAGTTTGTTAATGTTGATGATGTCCCTCTGAAAGTCGGACACTCCAATGATCTTGAATCTTACATGGCAGTTCAGACGAGAAAATCTGAAGCTGAGAGAATCGCAAGAGATGAGTACATCAGGAAGGTTGATGCTGATAGAAAGGAACTGGCAAAAAATGCTCTGGATGAGAAAAGAAATAGACTGGTTAAATATGGTGAACGTAGGGAGTTAGAATATCCAAGCATCGGGGATCAACTTGATGCTCTCTATCATGCTAGGCACGGTGACTCTACGATGTTGCTTGCTGTTGATAAGAGAATCAAAGAAGTTAAAGAAAAGTATCCAAAGGATACTCCAGATGTCAAAGCCGTAGAAGTTTATTCTTCTCTCAGAGATGATTTTGTTGAGGTGATAATTGATGGAGAAGTTATTCAAGTAGCGGCACATTTATTGGGATAATCATTATGGATTTGAAAGAGGTTCAAGAACGAGGGAATGAAAGGTATTCAATCTGTAAAGAATGTCCTGAATTTTTTAAGTTAACGGCACAATGTAAAAAGTGTGGATGTTTTATGAAGCTCAAAGTTTTGTTGCCTGGTCAAGAGTGTCCTATAGGGAAGTGGTAAATGTCAATAAGCACTACTAGTGGTACTATTTTTATACCACAAAACACAAGAAGTCTCAGAGTTATCCTCAAAGGAGAGGGTGGTTTGGGTGCTGATTTAATCACCGTAAACTGTTTACACTCTAATGTTGGTAGCGGTAACGGATCTTGTACTCAAAGTTTTGTTGGTAGTGGAAGTTCTACCACTTTCCTGAACTCATATGCTGGTGGAGGAGAGGGTGGTTATTATAATAACCTCAATGAGGGTCCTGGGGGAACTTTTGATGCTCCTGTTGGACTAGTGACGGGAACCAATGGCAATCCTGGTGCTCCTGCCTCAACATCCGCAGGAGCAGGTGGAGTGGGACCTGGAGGGGATGGAACTAATGGAGCAAGTAGTAGTTATCAAGCACCAGGACCCCTGAATAGTTACTGTTGTGGTAATCCATCAGTGAGTTATTGTTTGAATAGTTGCTGTCCTCCTGGAAGTGCTTGTGGATACCCAGGTGGTATTGCTGGTGGTTGCTGCCGTTGCCAGAGGATTGTTAACCAAGCTTGTGGTGGTTCTGGTGGAGGTGCTGGTGCTATTGTTGAATTTGAGTTGACTAATTCTGATTTAAAATCTCTTGGAGTTTTGGGTACGAATCAACCTTACACTGTTAATGAAGGTGCTTCATCTCTAGTGAATGGAAGTATTGAAACTATATTTCAATTCAGTCAAGTCTACATTAAGACCAGCGCTGGTTGGCAATTGTGCAATAACGTCTGGGTAAAGGGTGGTGACACTGGTTGGGTTGGAGTTGGAAATTCTGTGTTTATTCAATCATAAAAGATAATTTTTTGTCATGAAATTAAAAATTCCATATTGGTACTACACCAAAGCATTCTCTGATGAAGAGTGTGATAAAATAATAGAGTCTGGTCTCCGACAGATCGAGGCTACCCAAGAAGCATCAAAGGCGAAGGTTCAATCTGATGGTTCAAAGGACGGAAAGATTGACATACCAATTAGAGATTGTCAAATAACCTGGTTAGATGATACTTGGTTGTATCAACGTATAGAGAACATGATCATCAATGCCAACGAGGAAGCAGGTTGGGGTTGGACGATTCAATCTATGGAAAAACTACAATTTGTGCGTTATAATTTAAACGAACATTACTCTTGGCATGTCGATGGTTCATCTGACATATTCGACGTGTATGCGGATCCTAACAATTTAAATTACTTTGGAAAGATTAGGAAAATCAGTGTAAGTGTTAACTTATCTGACCCAAATGAATATGATGGTGGTGAACTATTATTCGTTGAAAACACTGTCAAGGACGGGGTTTCTCTCGATGATATGATCTACTCTCCACAGGAATTTAAAGGCAAAGGATCCTCTGTTGTGTTCCCTAGTTTCGCTCATCACAAGGTTACTCCAGTTACGAGAGGAACTAGATATAGTTTAGTAGCTTGGATTTTAGGTCCCCCATGGAAGTAGAGTTCCACAAACAACTCCGAGAAAGGATCAAGCAACTCAGAATGCAGCATCTTTTTGAGGAACCATGCCCTCTGTATGAACCACCAATGGTAGAAGATGTAACTGAATCCCAGAAAGATTGGGAAGATTTCTGGTATAACGAGGATAGAGATGTCTCATCGACTTGATCAGATTACACCAACTCACCACGTTACCAAAGAAGAATGCCAGGAGATGATCGATGCTGCTATTCGGAGACATAATAGAAATGCAAGTATTATTAGCATGTGTGTCGGTTGGGTTGTTCTCGCTCTATTTGCTGAAGGTCTCCTCCGGCTCGTAGGTGCTATTGATCCAATACTTCCATGGATGGACATCTCGTTGAAGTAATAGGAATTATTTTCCTAACTATCTTTGCCATCACTATGTTTTATCATGGGTGGCAAATTACTCACGAAAAAAGTGGGTATTCTCGAAAGGATATCCGTCGTGAGACTGAAAGGATGCGTCAACGTGTAGAAGAATTATTAAAGGAAAAGACAAATGAACCAGACTAAAATGAAAGCAGTATTTTATTCCAAAGATAATTGTCAGTGGTGTGAGAGAGTTAAAATGCTATTCGAGACTCTCAAAATTGATTACTTAGAGTATAAGTATGAGAAAGATTTCACCAAGGATCAATTCTATGCTGAATTTGGTGAAGGTTCTACATTTCCACAGGTCTCTATCAATAGTGAGCATGTTGGTGGGTTCAAAGATACCTTACAATACCTACAAGAGAAAGATCTGTTATAATAGTATAAATAATTTTTAAGTTATGGAGGAACAACACACACTTTAAGTAAAGTGGTTGTTCCCTCTGGGGGACAGCCTAGTTCCACAGAGAGGAGAACAATGCTAACACTAAGTATTTTTGTTGGATCGTTATTTGCGATCACGTCTTTTTTTGTTGGTGGTGTAATTGGATGGACAGCAAGAGAGTATTTGCTGTATAATCAAGAACCACAACCAACTATGCATCCCGAGATGTATGATGAGAATGGAAATGTTCTCCACGACTCACTAATTTCATTTCGATTCACTTATGATGATGAAACTGAAGAGGAAGATTAATTATTTTGGAGTATTATCATGACTAAAAAATTACCACCCAACCCATTAGTAACAGAAGTTTTTCAGAAAATTTCAAACGCAAAAACAAAAGCAGAAAAAATTTCTCTCTTACAAGAGTATAGATCACCTGCTTTGATTCACTTGTTTGTTTGGAACTTTGATGAGTCCATTGAAACCGCCCTCCCCCCAGGTGAGGTTCCTTACACCCCCAATGACAACAAGACTGGTGAAGGTGTAAGTAGATTGAACAGTCAATATAGGATTCTCTACAACTTTGTGAGGGGTGGTAATGATCCTCTCAGTCAAACAAAAAGAGAGAGTATGTTTATTCAGTTGTTGGAGTCTTTGGATCCCAGTGAAGCTGAGTGTCTGTGTTTAGTAAAGGATAAGAAACTTGGAAAACGATACAAAATCACCCACAACACTGTTAAAGAAGCCTACCCGGATATCGTCTGGGGAACCCGTGGTTGATCCCACTGCCTGGTCAGAAGATGAACTAGCAGTCTGTAAAAAGCTCTACGGGTGTGAAGTTCTGTACGTTAATGCTAATGAACTTCAGTTGAATGATAAGTCACTGCCATTGGATGCTTACAAGGTATCGTATGTTGTTGATGGCGTAATGAACTTTGACATCTGTAGATGTGGAAAGAAGGTCAAATTATTTGACATGTACTATGATAAGTTCGGAACTGGATTGAAAGACATTGAGTTTGGACCAGGAACTGTGAACCCCAAGCTATGGGGAGAAGAGCCAAAACCAAAATCGAAAAAGTAATCCAAAATATCGGGGAAAAAAATTCCGGCAATTTTTTGGTCTGTAGGGTTCGCTGTGATACAAAATGTAGTCATAGCCACAATATTGACATAAATAGAACCGAGGACTATAATATCCTTGTCGTTCATCCAATGCTCAGTTATTTACTGGCATTCACCCTTGTCCATCATAATGATATGTCACCTTATGGGTGGCACATGAGCTGTGAAAGGTGGTTACTTAGATCTTTAGAGATTCAGCAAGATCCAAGTTTAGATTACAGGTCTAAATTGGACCTTATGGGGTATCTTAAGTCAAAAGTGCCAGGTGAATGTAATCAAACACTGAGTTAGGACGCAAGTAAGTCGCGGAACGGAGCGTTCATCCCATGTTAGAGTTAATTCTCTTAAACACAACTCTCACATGCCAAGAAGCCGA